TGGGTGTAGGCCCTACTTCCCTCATGCCGAAAACATCCAATGGCTCCAGTGTGAAGATGAAGCTCACATGTTGCGAGAGTTTGTCAGCTTGTGGGCAGAGCGCATGCCTGATATTGTGAGTGGTTGGAATGTCAAGACCTTCGATATTCCCTACTTGATCAACCGCATGTGTGTGTTATCGTCTGTGATCCCAGGGATGGGAGAGTCGGTGGCAGAACGACTTAGCCCGTGGGGAAAGATCCTTCGTAAAGAAGAGAAGTTCTACAACAAAGATGTCACGGTATATCAAATCGTTGGAGTTGCCACGCTGGACTATCTTCAATTGTTTCGGAAGTATGCCAAGAATTCCAGCCAAGAGTCCTACAAACTTGACCATATCGCTCACGTTGAATTGAAAGAGCGGAAATTGAATTATGAAGAGCATGAGACGTTGCATACGTTATACCGTGACAATCACCAGAAATTCATTGAGTATAACATTCATGACGTGGCACTAGTCGAACGACTGAATGCAAAGGGACGATTGATTGATCTTGCCATTTTGCTTGCCTATGACAATAAGACGAATTATGAAGATTGCTTCTCTCAGGTGCGCATGTGGGATTGTATCTGCTACAACTTTTTGAGGCGCCGGAATATCGCTATCCCCCCAAAGAAACATTCTAAGAAAGATAAAGCCTATGAGGGGGCATATGTCAAAGATCCTCTGTTGGGGATGTTCAAATGGATCATGGGGTTGGACTTGACCAGTCTGTATCCACATTTGATGATGCAGTATAACATGTCTCCGGAGACTCTCATTGACCCAGATAAGTATGCTGATGCTCAACGAGAAATTGTTGAGAGGGAAGTGACTGTTGAGAAGATGTTAGCTCAAAGTCTGGATTTTAGTCAGTTGACGGGATCGACAATCACCCCTAACGGACAATTTTTTGACACCACTGTGAAGGGATTTCTTGCAGAGATTATGGAGGAGATGTTTGAATCTCGTGTGGTGTACAAGACTAAGCAGCTTGAAGCGGAGAAGGAGTTGCAGCGTACGATTATAGAATCTCGGAAACAAGAATTACGAGCCCTGATTTCCCGTTACGAGAATTTCCAGTTAGCAAAGAAGGTTGGGTTGAATTCAGCGTATGGTGCGTTGGGATCTGAGTATTTCCGGTTCTTCGATGTGCGCATTGCAGAAGCAGTTACCCTCGCCGGTCAATTGAGTATTCGTTGGGTGGGCAACCGCCTCAATCGATATCTCAATGAGTTATTGAACACGGGCAATAAGGACTATGTGATCGCCAGTGATACGGATTCCGTGTACCTCAACCTTGAACCCCTGGTGAATAAAGTATTCCTTGGTGAGCAAGACACCCAAAAGGTTATTTCGTTTATGGATCAGGTTTATCGCACGAAATTGAAGAGTGTGATTGAGGAGAGTTACCAATCTCTTGCAGATTACACCCATGCCTACGCACAGAAGATGAATATGAAACGGGAAGCCCTAGCCGACCGCGGGATTTGGACTGCCAAGAAGCGTTATGTCTTGAACGTTATCGATAGTGAAGGGGTGAGGTACCGAGAACCAAAGATGGTGATTCATGGACTGGAAGCCATTAAATCCTCCACCCCAAGTGTTGTGCGTGATAAGATTAAAGAGGCATTGAAGATAACCCTCAACGGCACTGAAGATCAATTGATTGCGTTTGTTGAGAAGTTTAAGGCTGAGTTCCGTACTTTGCCAATTGTGGATATTGCATTTCCTCGCGGTTGTAATGGGATGGATAAGTATAGAAATAAAGATGGTGTACGGAAAATGAAAACGTCCTATTTCTGTGGGTATGAACAGGACATTGGAATGGGAAGTGATGTTTACATTTCTGGTACTCCTATTCATGTTAAGGGAGCATTGATTTTCAACCACTGGATCAAGCACCTGAAATTAGATGATCAGTATGAACTAATCCAGAATTGGGAGAAGGTAAAGTATGTACTTCTAAAGACCCCGAATAAATTCGGGGATGATGTACTCTCATTCATTCTCCGCGTCCCAAAAGAATTTGAGTTAGAGAAGGCGGTGGATTACGATCAGCAGTTCCAAAAGACCTTCATTGAGCCTCTAAATATCGTGTTGGATGTGATTGGTTGGCACACAGAAAAAATGTATTCGTTGGATAGTTTCTTTTCATAAGGGGGTGAGTATGAAGTTGACTTACGAACAGATTGCAGAGATATGTCATGAAGTGAATCGAGCCTATTGTCAGGCGAATGGTGATTATACCCACAATTCATGGAGGCTCTCTCGGAAAGAGTTGAAAGATAGCGTGATCAGTGGTGTGGAGACCCATGTTAAGAACCCAGGCTTTACACCAGAACAGAGTCATGAAAGTTGGTTGAAATTTAAGGAAGAGCGTGGTTGGGTCTTTGGAGAGGTGAAGGATTTTGATAAGAAGACACATCCTTGTATGCGCCCCTATAGAGAATTGCCACTTGACCAGCGCGTGAAAGATGAAATGTTCACAGCTATTGTGGAAACCGCTAAGAAATTTTAGGAGAATTATGTCTATAATTGATCGACTTAAGAAAACATCAACCATCGATATTGCAAACATCATGGATGAATCAGAGGTGTTTGGGGAACGGCAGGTCATTCCCACTGAGGTACCGATTATCAATCTCGCATTGTCGGGGACAGTGAAGGGGGGACTCACATCTGGGGTCACTCAAATCGCCGGACCATCGAAACATTTTAAGACAGGTCTTGCGTTGCTGTTGATGCGCTCATTCCAAAAAGCCCATAAGGATGGAGCGATTCTCTTTTATGATTCGGAGTTTGGTTCGCCACCTGAATATTTTAAGACATTTGGAATCGATCCAAAGAGGGTAATGCACACCCCCATCACGGATGTTGAACAATTGAAGCATGATATTATGGTACAGCTAAAGGAAGCCAAACGCGGGGACCAGTTGATGATCGTAATTGATTCGATTGGTCAGTTGGCGTCTATGAAAGAGGTTGATGATGCGTTAGAGGGAAAGAGTGTGGCGGACATGACTCGTGCAAAGGCAATCAAGAGTCTCTTCCGTATGATCACCCCACATTTGCGAATCAAGGATATTCCTCTTGTGGTGATCAATCACACCTATAAAGAAATAGGGATGTTCCCGAAAGACATCGTGGGTGGTGGTACCGGCTCTTATTTCGCTGCGGATACGATCTGGATTGTTGGGAGGCAGCAAGAGAAAGTTGAAGGTGGTATCACAGGGTACAATTTCATCCTCACGGCGGAGAAGTCACGGTTTGTGAAAGAGAAATCAAAGTTCCCAGTCTCCGTTAGGTATGAAATGGGTATTGAGCCGTATTCGGGTTTATTGGAGAACGCCATTGAAGCGGGATTTGTCGAAAAGCCTGCTCCTGGATGGTATCTCAAGAAGGGGGCCAAGACCCGGGTGCGTGAAGCGGACACCAAGAACCTGGAGTTTTGGAAGGACATTCTAGCCAATGGAGAGTTTAATGAATATCTTCACAAGAAGTATCAGGTGGCTTATGGGGATATTCTCGATACAGAGGAATCTACCGCCACTACCGAAAGAAAATGAACACTATTGCTTCCTGGAGATTGAGGTTGCCGGGGAACAGTTGCATGCTATAAAACTTCTTGACGGCCCATATCAACATGTGATATACTATTATGGTCATGTGAAGTTGGTGCCTGACGGTGATTCACATCGTCTAGCATTTCAATATACGGTATGGGATTCCGCAGGTCATTCCCGCGAACTCTTAGGAAATTCCGAAGAGTTCAGGCAGTTCATAGGGGATGTGTTGGTGTCTATTATCGCGGATGAACAATTGCGAGGAGAATTGCATGCACCGTCTCGAACAGACGATTCTGAAGACCCTGATCTATAGTGAGCCTTTTATGAGGAAGGCCCTGCCATACCTCAAAGAAACTTATTTCAAAGAACCGACTGAGCAAGTGGTGTTCAAAGAGATTGTTGGGTTTGTGGAGAAATATAACACGGTACCTACTCATGAAGCCCTAGTTATTACCCTCACTGAAACGTCTGTCTTACGAGAAGATCAGGTACGTGATGGTGTGGAGTTACTTAAGCAGATCCATTTGGATCGTAAGGAACCCACGGATCTCAACTGGTTGACGGATCAAACAGAGAAGTTTTGCCAGGAAGCCGCACTTCATAATGCGGTGCTTGAAGCCATCAGTATTATGGATGGGAAAGGCGAAAAGCACACAAAAGGATCAATCCCTGAGATTCTGACACAAGCCCTCGCGGTATCATTCGACCCCCATGTTGGGCATGACTACATGGAACAATCTCAATCTCGTTTTGACTTTTACCACACCACTGAAAAGAAAATCCCCTTCGACCTAGACTACTTTAACAAGGTAACGGGGAATGGGTTTTCAACTAAGACACTCAATGTTTTTCTGGCAGGTACGGGGGTGGGAAAAACTTTAGTCATGTGTCATCTGGCAGCCGCAGCACTAGCTCGTGGATACAATGTCTTGTATATCACAATGGAAATGGCGGAGGAACGAATTGCAGAACGTATCGATGCGAATTTGTTGAATGTGAATATGGATCACCTTAAGACCATTACCAAGGCAGAATATGATGTGAAGTTTGCGTCATTACGTTCGCGTACTCAGGGGAAGTTGGTCATTAAGGAATACCCGACTGCTTCCGCCTCAACTCTTCATTTTCGTTCACTCTTGAATGAGTTATCCCTCAAGAAATCGTTTCGTCCGTCATTGATCTTTATTGACTATCTGAATATCTGTGCTTCTTCACGGATTCGTCAGGGGGGGAATGTTAATTCCTACACGTATATTAAAGCTATTGCAGAAGAATTGCGTGGGTTGGCGGTCGAGTTCGAGGTACCTGTAATCTCCGCGACCCAGACCACTCGTGGGGGATTCGATAACTCTGATCTGGACTTGACGGACACATCAGAGTCATTTGGCTTACCAGCTACCGCAGACTTTATGGCGGCGATCATTTCCACAGACGAACTTGAAGAATTGAATCAGTTTATGATCAAGGTGTTGAAGAACCGCTACATGGACAAGAAAGCCAATCGACGATTTGTCGTTGGGGTGGATCGTCCAAAGATGCGTCTATATGATGTGGCGGCTTCCGCTCAAACTAATATCAGTGATTCGGGGCAGGAGCCTGCTCCTGTGGTAGACCGAAAGCCATTTGAACGTATCAAGCGGGACTTCAAGGGGATAAAGGTGTAATATGCGAGTTCTGAAACAAATCAGTTCTGTGCTTCCGTATGTATCAGTATTTGATGATGTGCTCTCGAAAGAATACTGTGACAGATTTATCGATCGGTTCGAGGAGAATGAGGATCGAGTGCAGGTGCATACAGACTATAAGGACATTCGACATTTCACCGAAATCAATATCTCGCAGCATTGGCCAGATCTTCATGAGTTCATGACGCGACTGGTTACTAGCTGTGCAAAGGCATATCAGGCGCACAATCAGATTGTAACAGGGATCGAGTGGCCGACACAGTACGGTTATGAACAGTTTCGCATGAAGCGATACCTTCCGAATGGTCATGATGAATTTGCTTTACATACCGATGTAGGTAGTTACGGAACGGCACGGAGGTTTTTGGCTTTCTTGTGGTATCTGAATACCCCGGCGTCGGGAGGGACAACTGGGTTTGGGAAGAGTGTGGATTGCCCCCATTTGATCATTCCTGCGGCTCAAGGCAGACTATTAGCGTTTCCCCCGTTATGGACACACCCACATTGGGGGTCGAAGGTGACCGGTGGACCGAAATACATCATTTCGGGTTATTTGCACTACATTTGAGACATAAATAGAGGGAACCATGGGGGATCTCTATGCCTGATAATAAAGGGTTGATCTACGAGCATAAAATCAATAAGGAATTGAAGAAGGCAGGCCTGCAACGAAAGAGTTTTCAACCTGCTGGATCTGATTCTAATGCCCCCGATGCTGAATTGACACTCAAAGATGCACAACATAAGGTTGAGGTGAAGTTGGATCTTAAGGTGGACTTTGGGCAAGGGTCTTTGATGTACAACCTTGAAACAAAGAAATGGGAATTGGGAGGAGCCGATACGGATTCTGCCAAACAGATGCGTGAATTTCTTACGATGATTGGGGTGCCTCGGTTTGTGAATGAGCACTGGGGTCGTCATGGTGCCCCGCGTAAATTTACTGTGGACCCAAAACATTATACTCAGAAGGATGTGGACTGGGATTACGCTCACTTCAAAGATTTCTTTGTCGCCGTTCCGAGTGATTCCGTGGCGAAGTATTATAACAGCAAAAAGACCTACTACATACAAGTAGGGGATGGTTATGGTTTTTATTGGATGGGTCGTGATATTGCACGGTTAGGGGTTCCTAAGTTCACAGTCAACCTACGATTACGTGTTCGGTTGAAACGTGGGGGAAGTTTCCCGATTTATAATTATCGTTTCAGCACCGCACTTCAGGCAGTATCCCTTTCAAAATCAACTTCTGACCTGGAAGATCCGAAATTTCTATTGGCACTTAAAGCACGACACGGGAAGAAGCTGTAATGTTATCATTTACTACGTATCTCTCAGAATCAGTTGAGAAAAATGTGCATCTTGAGCATATCGAAGACCAGGTTCTAAACCGTGGTGTTGATGGAGCACGAGAGGCTATTTTCTTTTTACTCTCTCTTCGCAACATGCTCACTGGGCATGTTGATAAACCAATCAATGTGACTACAAAATGGGATGGGGCCCCTGCGGTGATTTGTGGGATCAATCCTGAGAATGGGAAGTTCTTTGTGGGAACGAAGGGTGTATTTTCCAAGACTCCGAAGTTGAACTATACGTTGGCAGACATTGACCGTAACCATGACAGCGAGGGGTTGCGGGTCAAACTTCGTGCTTGTCTGGAATATCTCCCAAAATTGGGGATCAAGGGCATTCTTCAAGGCGACATGATGTTCAGTAAAGGTGATGTGCATTCCCAAACCATTGAAGGGGAGAAGTATATCACGTTCACTCCGAACACCATCACCTACGCCATTCCCCTGCACCAGAGTAACCTTGTAGATCGGATTCTGAAGGCACAATTAGGGATCATTTTTCACACGGAGTACCATGGGAGAACGATGTCAACCCTTAAGGCAAACTTAAGAGTTGATATTGGTTACTTGAAGACCCCGAAAGAAGTGTGGTATCGGGATGCGAGTTTTGTAGATGAATCTGGGACTGTAACATTTACGGCTGAGGAAACTGAGCGTCTGGGCGACGTGCTATCACGTACTGGGAGATTGTTCCAGTCCATGAACGGGAAGGTGTTGAACCAGATTGGGACGAATGAAACGTATCGACTGTGGGTCAAGACATTCAACAACACGAAGGTTCGTGCCGGACAGACAATTGAACACACCACCGCACATACGAATGAATTCCTTCGTTGGTTAGATACAAAGTTGACCACCGGTATCAGGGAAGCCAAGCAACTAGAAACGAAGAAGAAACGTACACAGGAAAAGACGTTGGTATTGGGGTTTTTCCGTGCTCATGCAGTAGATCTCAAGCAGATTTTTGATCTCCAGAATATGTTGGTGGAAGCAAAGTTGATGATAGTGCAGAAATTGAATCAGGTGCAAAGCACCCACACCTTCCTCAGGTCGGGGGATGGGTTCGTCGCCACGGCACCAGAGGGGTTTGTGGCAGTTGATCATATTGGAAATGCCGTGAAGTTGGTGGATCGGTTGACTTTCTCGAAAGCAAATTTCAATGCCGCTAAAGACTGGACAAAATAATGGAGGAAGCATTTGTCTACGAGTGGTTTGATAAGGGTGTTTAGGTAGTTCAAGCCTGTGTTCTAACATTATAACTTTGTGAGGATATTATGAAGCAAGTGGATTTGGTGATCGGGGCAATTACGGGTTACACTTGGGATCAAATTCGTTATTGGGTTAACAGCCTCGACCGCTCAGGGTTTAGTGGCTATAAGGTCGTCATTTGCTATAATGTGGATTATGCCACACTCCGCGAACTTCAAGCCCGCAATTACATCACGTTGGTGTTTACCAACGACGAAGCAAACCAGCGTGTCACCTATCCAAACAAAGATTTTGCGATTGTCGTAGATCGATTCCTCCATTACTACCTCATGCTCGACAATGAGGACACCCGTAAAAGTATTCGTTATGTGATTGCCACGGATGTGCGTGATGTGATCTTCCAACGCAATCCATCTGATTATCTTGATGCCGCTGATCTACGATGTGTGGAGCTAGTCATGTCTTCTGAAGGTATCGCCTATCAACACGAGCCTTGGGGGGCAAATAATCTCTTGCAATCATTTGGCCCGCTTATGTATGAGAAGCATAAGGAGAACACTATTATCAATTGTGGTGTCCAGGCGGGGAAATTCGATACCTATATGGGGTTGTGTAAGACTGTCTACCTTCTTTCTCATGGCACCACCCAACATGTTCCTGGTGGTGGGGGTCCTGACCAGGCCGCGTTGAATCTCGCCCTCTCTACTCCGGTGTACGATCATATCACAGAAGTTGCCACACATGATAAGCCCTGGGCATGTCAATGTGGCACTATGATGGACCCAACAAAACTTACCGCCTATGGACCTTACATCAGTGAACCGCTGCCTCGCTTTGATGTGGCTTCTCATCAAGTGGTGACGGCAAAGGGTGTCCCCTTCACAATTGTTCACCAGTGGGACCGGGTGCCTGAATTGAAAGCCTATGTGGAAAGGGAATTTGAATGACTGCCATATATGAACCTGAACCCTTACGCCAACCAATTACTTCTGGACGTGCGGAGCCGACACCGCGTAAGGAATCCCATAATCTTCTGTTCGTTGTGCATCGCTATGCCCCATTTCAAGGTGGGTCGGAGAACTATGTGCAGAACATGGCAGAAGAAGCTAGGAGCCGAGGGCATGCGGTGACCGTATTCGCAGGTGAACACAAGGGAGACCTGAATGGGGTGCATGTAACTTCTGACCCAAAGATTCTTCAGAAAAAGTGGGATCTCATCATCGTGCATGGGGGAGATGTCGCCATACAAAATTATGTGCTGAATCAAGCAGATCGACTCGGTGGGCCCGTACTGTATCTCTTGATTCTTCCGTCTCATTCTCCGATCTGTGTGTCTGCACTTCATCGGGCTACCTACATAGGGTGCTCCACATTGGCAGATTGGAGACATGTTCGGGACTACCACGCACAGGATCGCGCGGTGCGAGTGCGGCATGGGATCAATGCAAAAAATTCTGTAGGTGTGAGGGGGTTTCGTCAGAAGTATGGTATCACCACTCCCTATATGTTCCTTTCTTCTGGTGGGTACTGGCCGAACAAAGCATTTGACGAATTGGTAGGGGTGTTTCAAGATGCGAAACGTACCGATGCAACGCTTGTGTTGACAGGCTATGATAACAGGTTCGGGATTATGCCCCCCGATACTGAGAATATCCGTTCTTTTCTGTTTGAAGAC